AACACGTTTAGCAATACTTGCACCACCTTCTACTCTAAGTGTACCTGTATCACCTGTTGCGTCAGTTGCTTCTGTTGTAGCAGTAAAGTCTACTGTAGAGTTTGATGTTAGTGTTGTAAATGCACCCGAACTGCGTGTTGAGCTACCAATTGCAGTATTTTGAATACTGCCTGCGTGTAGTGCTCCTGCTATACCAACACCACCTGCTACAACTAGTGTACCAGTTGTAGTGTTAGTTGATGCTACATTTTTAGTAAACGCTACATCGCCATTTGAGCCTAAATTAGTAAATAATGCTGTACTACGAGAAGAACTACCAATTGGAGTACCTTGTAAACTTCCTGCATAAACTGCACCACTAATACCTGCGCCACCTGTAACAATAATTGATCCTGATGTAGTACTAGTCGATGCAGCGTTTGCAGTAAATGTAGCAGATCCGCCTGCTGTTATTGAAGTAAATGCGCCTGTACTTGGATTTGACGCACCGATACTCATATTAGTAATGCCACCAAGTGTGTCAGAACTAATATTTAAAGTTCCACCTGCACCAATAGTAACATTGCCACCTGGATCGATAGTTACTGAAGAACTAGAGCCTGTTGGACTAATGTTAACTGTTTGATTATTTGCTGTGAAGCTAATGTTACCCGGAAAGCTTGTTGCCTTGCCGGCTTCACCTAAGCTTACTGAGCCCGATGCAGATGCTAGTGTTAAATCGCCTGTAGGACGGATAGTTGCCTGTGCCCCTGGTTGAATTGAGACGGAGGATTGAGGACTAATGTCAACTATGCCTGATCCTGTTGGTTTAATTTCTACATTATTGTCTAACGGATTTAATTCAACTTTACCATTTGCATCTAATAAATCATTAAACGTAACAGGAAGTTCAAATACAGTAGGACCAGATAATGCTGCTGTTAATACATAGTTAGTACCATCTGATGTAATAGTGTAAGTGGAGTTAGTTGGAATATCAATTTGATTCCCTAACGGTACTGGAACACCATTACCTGTAATTTGTCCTGCTGCTGTTGCAAGAGTAACAGAGCCGTCTGTTGCGTTGTAAAATGTTTGTCTGCTACCAGGGAAAAACACCGGACTTACCATCGTTACAGTATAACCACTAGTACCAGTTAAGGAAATAATTCCTCCAGTAAAAGCATAGGTAAATGTAGTTTCTTCTGTTATCACCAGTGTTTGCGGTGCTGTATTATAACGTGCCATTCTTTATTTCCCCTGTCAATTACGTTGTTGATGTTTCAATGCCGTACACTGTAACACCTACACTACCTTGATTAGCTCTTGCTACTATATTTAGTCCGCCTTGCATAACTAACCCTGTACGTTCAAACACACCGTTTGGAATAATTACAGTTTCATATTCTATAAATTCCTCCGGGTTTGGTGTTGACGTTGTTGCCATTGCTAATCTAAGTGTAATAGCGGTAGCATTTCTGTTTGTAATAGACACATTTGCTACTGCATATGTGCCCACAGGAACGGTGTACACAGTTGTATCTGTGTTCGCCGTTAAGTCCTGTACTCCTAATCTTCCTGTTGCCATTTTGTTGTTTTCTCCGTCGTTATCTGCTTAAAAAGTATCCAAGTGCTACCGGCGCACCGTCGACACCGCCTGTAAAGTTCATCTTCGCTTTAATATTTAGCTGTCCGCCGCTTGTTGTTGTTATTTCATCGTTTGCAATGAATACCGTACCTGCGGTTAGTGTGTTAACGTTCAAACTACTCTGACCGCCACCAATCTGTGCTGTAATGTAACTCTTAATAGCACGTTGTGTTGGAACAATGCTATCACTGTTTTCAGTAAAGAATGGATCTGTACTAAACTGTGTAACAATTGCCGATCCAATGCCTAGTCCTAAACCGTTAATTTGTAGTGACTGTAGTCCTGCTAAGTTAAATGCATCTGCATCTAGTGTCGCAGTACCTGTCGACTGTTGTACACCAAACAATCCACCAACATTAAAGTTACCGTCTTGGTCAGTACTTGTGTAGAACACTCGTCCGCCGCCACTACTTAATTGCTGTGATTCAATGTAAGATGTTGTAATATCCACAAATGGATAGTTTGTTTGAGCTTTGTTACCAGTACCAATGTACAAGAAGTCATGTCCTGTTAGACGTACTTGCGAGTACTTGTTAGTAGTAGTAATTAACGTACCATCTTTCGGTGCTTTTAGTACATCCAATCCTGGACTGATCTGTAATGTAGCAGTGTAGCTACCTTCTTGACCAATAACATTACTAATTGTAACCAATTTGTAGTACGAATCTGGAATGTTTGCAAACTCAACGTTTGAACCAGGTTCTGGTAGTTCAAACAAGTTACGTACTGCAATAAACGTACTTGGCTGATACAAATCAGCATTACCGTCACCACCTAGTTCTGCTGTAGCACTTGTGTATCCAGTACCTCTATTAGTAAACGTTGGCTGTCCTAGCACACCGTTTCTAATTCTTGGGTTAATGTTAGCATCAACAGTTGCGCTCGGATCAGTAACAGTAACTAGTGGTCCTGCTGCAAATGTTGATCCAACCATGTCAGGACCTAGAATAGATTCAACACTGTAGCTTGCTCCGCCACTTAGTAAGCTTACTTCAATTGTGTCACCGGTTACGTCTGATACGTAGTAAAGTATTTCACTATTAAGTGCTGCTGTAACTAAGTCTGTACCTTCAAACGTAATTGGTTGACCAACATACATGTTGTCTGTTGAATCAAGTTCAATAGTGTTAGGCGCTGTAACAGAAACTATACTACCAACTGGGTAACCTGAACCTGGTTCAAGTAGTGTAGTAGCAATTAGTGTTCCGTCTTCTGCATAACATCTACCAATTGCCTTAGCACCTGTCTTGATCTTATTAGCTGTTGTATTAGCATCGCTTGTTAGTATTACCCAGGTTGGAACACTATTTGGGTTACCAAAGATTGGTGTTGACCAGCTTGCTGTTCCACTTAGTAATTCTTCTGTCCAAGTTACACCATCTGCACTAATTGCACAACTTGCTACGCCGTCGCATACTGCTAAGAACATGCCTTGTCCGTATGCTACTCTAGTCCATCCAGTCGTACTAATGTTGTTAAGCGTATTGCCTACAGTAAACCAGTTAGCACCAAAGTCATAGCTAATTGCATATTCGCCTATTGTCGATATTGCAACAAAACGTCCGTTACCCCAAGCAAGGCTTGTCCAGGTGCCTGATGCACTTGGCATGTTACCACCTTCTGTCCAAATAATACCGTTAATACTAACAGCAGTGTAACCGTCAGTATTGATTGCAACAAAACGTCCTGCGCCGTATCTAACAGCGCTAAATGTGCCGCTAGCTGGAGTAGTAATTGTACGCGATGTCCAAGTATTACCGTTTGTAGAAGATTGCGCCCCTCCGGCTCCACCAGTGCCGCCTACAGCAACAAATGTGCCTTCACCGTATGTAATGCCCGCATAATGCGATGCAGTAAACGGATTGCCTGCTGTCCAGTTAGCGTTTGCTGCACTATTAGTTGCTAAGTATGCATTAGTAGTTGTACCATTTGCAACAGCTACCCATTTAGCATCTGCATCAACAATTTGAACGGTCGGTGTAGTTGTGTATCCTTCACCGAACAATGGGTTATCATCTTCGTCTGTGTCGATTAAGATGCTTGTAATGCCTTTGTTTTCAGTTGTTGCAATAACAGTTGCTTGTGTGCTTGCGCCACCGCCGCTAATAGTAACAGTTGGTGGAGACTCGTATCCACTACCTCTTGTTTCAATAACTACTTCTGTTAGCTTATCTGTTGCAGCAGTAACAGTTGGTGCTTGTGCGTAACCTGCACCAGTACTTGTAATAATGATGTTTTGTATAGCACCATCTTTAACTGTTGCTACGGCTGTAGCACCACCGCCACCTAGTGTTGCTGTAAACACAATAGTCGGAGGTGTGGTATAACCTGTGCCGCCTTGTACTACATTTACTTTTGCAATCTGTGTAGGTCCTGGTAAACCGATGCTGTTTAGTTCGCCTAGTTCTGCTGTAAGTACTGCACCCGAGCCGCCTAGTCCACCAACAACTGCTCTTGCAGTTGCGCCTTGACCGCCGCCGAATGTTACATCACTCCAGTTAGCACTTGCTGGTAATGCACCGCCTGTAGCCCAAGTTGTACCATCTAACGAGTAGTTAGTAGATGCTCCAGCGCTGCCATCAATAGCAATAAATCTATTATCAGCATAGATACCTGGACCAAAATCAATTGCATCAGCAGTTGAAATACTTGCTGCTGTAAATCCAGGTTTCGCATAAGTAATTGCAGGCTCAACAGTATAACCAGTTGTTAAGTCTAGCGAATTTTCTGCAACTTTACCTGCAATAACATTGTCAAATCCTGCTGCATAAAGTGTTACATTTTGCCCACTAGTATTAGTTAGTGTAATATCAGTGCCACCTACTTCGTCACTTACTGTAAAGGTATTACCTGAAACAATTGCAGTTACATAGTAAACATCACTTGGACTATCACCTCTGTCTAATCCGCCAATTGCTTCATCAAAATAAACTGGCATATCAACATAAAGTGTTGTAGTATCTGCAACTGTAATTACATTGCCAGTTGCACTAGTTGCTGTAGCAGTTAGGTTGTCAAAACTTGGTTTGTAAACAGTACAGTTCTTAGTACCGTTATTGAAGTTAATAACGTTACCATATTGTCCAACGCCTGTACCTGCTGTAACTTGTACTCTCATACCGTTGTATGCATCACCTAGTGCAAAATCAGTTGCAGCTAGAGTAATATGCACTGGGCTACCGCCTTGTGCAACGTTCTGTGCAATAACATAATCTTCGCCACCTACCGTAGTACCGTTGTCAACGTCAATAATACGAGATTCAACAAGTGCCTGGTCGCGGAATTCATCGGCGACAGTTGCTGCGTTAAATCCTGTACCACTAATTGCGTACTGTGCATTAGTGTATCCGGTACCTGCGTTACTAAATTCCATTGCTAGAACTTCTTGTTCGCCGTCTGTCTGAATACCGTATACTAGTGCGTTTTGTGACAAGTTGTCTACATCTGCAACAATTGGTTGTTCACCTAAGTCAGTACCTTCAGCAATAACACCAAATGTACCATAAGAACTGTTACCGTTTGTAGCACGAATACGTCCACCTAAGTCTGCGATATAACCTGCATAGTTGTAGTATGCGAACACTGATACAAGCTCTGTTAGTGAGTTGTTACCACTACACCATACACCAATACCGTCACTTAGAATCTGTGTAAAGTCATTTGATACAACAGATCTGTTTCCGCCTGCGTGTAGAGCACCGTCAATCTTGTTACCAACACATCCAACACCAAATGTTGACACATTTTGTACATAACATGATTTGTTAGTTACCCAAGCTTCTGTATCCCAAGGACCAAAACCTGGATCAAGTGATACATATGCTCCGCCTGTTGGACGTCTTGTACCAAACTCATTCTTTTCTGACAAGTTGCCAAGTAAGCCGTTAAATGTCATGTTACGTGCGCCTGTTGCGTTACGTACATAGAACATATCTGAATACTGAGATCCGTCAACTGCATTAACATATAGTCTTGCAGCTCTCAATGAGTGATAATTGCCTGGATACTGTAAGTCATATACAATAGCGTCAATATATGCTGCCATATCACGTTTACAAGCCGTTTCGTCAAAGTCGTAACTTGCAGTCATTGTCCCTGACCCACCTGCAAATGTGTTAATACTTTCTCCGCCAGGCGTGTCAGTAAGCTCAACATCTGTAGTAGAAGTAACTGACGACACATAATACGTAGTACCTGCTACAATTCCTCCAAATACTGTTCCTGAGAACACAATTGGATCATCGAGTTGCAAGTTATGTGCACTAGTAAACGATGCAGTAGCTGGTGATCCGTTTAAGCTTGTAACAGTTCCACCGAAGGTTGCCTTAATCCAAGCTGTTGCTTCGCTACCTAAGAAATCTTTGTTAGCTTTAAGTGCATCAACTGCATTAATTGTTTCTCTGTCGTTAAAGTATGTAACAGTACCATGGAACTCTGGTGTTACGTTAGCACCTTGTTCTGTAATGTTAATTACAATGTCCATTAAGTTGTTAATGCGTACTTTTGCTTGACTATTATCGTTTCTGCCACCGTAGTTTGTAGATGCACCTTCACCTGTAACATATGTTGTTATAAAGTTTTTAAGTTCTCTGTATGCTTGTACTGTTGCTAAACGCTGATCTTTGATAACTACATCAGCTTGTGCTCCGCGGTAGTATGCTAGAGCAGCGACAGTTGTTAAGTAGTTGGAGTTTAGCATCATATCTTTGCCTACTGCATCAATAATCAGCCCAACATCTCTTTCACATTTAGCTTGATTGTATACAAGTGTTGGGAATTTTGTAGCAATATAATCAGTAACAGCTTCTTGCATAGCAGCTTTAGAACCTTGAATGTTAGTAAATTGCTGTTTAAAGTTCGCTGTTACATTTGTTAAGTCAGGTGTTGCAATACTTTCCCAAATAAGTCCTGCTCCAGTTACATCCTCAAATGATGTAGTTGGGCCGCCGTAATATGTTGATAACGTAAATGATGTAGTAGTTGGAGCTGTTTTAACAATATATAATACTTCGTCTGCTATAACTTCAGACCCTATTACTAAACCATGTGCAGTGCTTGTTGTAATTACATTTGATGCAATATCGGTTACAGTTATTTGTGACCTACGTGTAACAGCTTCTGCGCTTAGTCTATTGTACAGATTTGTCATTAATTCTTCAACACGGCTCACAGTGCCAGCATCTCCGATTATCTGCATATCATCTCTAAGTTTTGGAGCTATTTTTGTTTGTAGTGATCCTGGGCTATCAATAGTGTTTGCTGCTAATGACATTGCAATAAATTTAACGTGGTCGTATGCTCCTAGAGTTGCTTGCAATTCATTATCACCAATTTGTAAAGTATTTCCATTGTAGTAGTATTCAACTGCCTTTGTTGTTGCATATTCTCCGCCAAAGGTTAAGTCATAACGCAATGCATCAATAATATAACCAGTGTCTCTTCTGCACTTATCTTTATTGTAAACAACTTCTGGATAATTTAGTGTAATAAATTCTATTGCTTCTTCTGCAATATATTCTTTATTTTCCCAAATAGTTGATGCACCTACAATATCTGGATTACTTTCGAAGTTATTATCAACCCATTTCGGTGTAGGTAGTGCGCCGCCGTCGATGTAACTAGTAATATCAGTTACAAGCTGTTTAAATGCTTCGTTAGGAGCAGTTAGTGCAATACGTCTTACTTTCTCAGCCAAGAAGTTCATAGCGCCAATAGTTGCTGATTTTTCAAAACGTAGTGTCTTAAGTGCTGAAGGAATAGCTCTGTAATATGCCATGCCTGCTTTAGTTGTTGCAAAGTTTGATCCAGTGACAATATCACGTGCAAGTGCGTCAACAATTAATCCTACATCTCTGCGACAAGTTGCTTGGTTGTAGCTGAGATCTTGATGATACTTTTCTACCCAGAACACAACATCTTCTACAATTTCATCTTTACGATCAACAAATCTTTCGTATGCTGTTGTAAATTCTTTTAACTGCCATGCTGTTGCTACTTCAATTGTATCATTAGGAGCAGCAGTGTTGATGTAGTCTGTAATGTCGTCAATTCTGTCTTCAGCAAATTCAATCGATGCTGCGTTACCTGCTGTACCTGACGTATCTTGTGTTTCAGTTACACCAGGGCTAGTTGTTACTGATGTTTCTGCAATAATTTCAGAAACGATTTCTTTCAGCCTTGCATATGCTGCAAGAGTTGCTTGTAGTTCATTGTTTTGAATAGTTAGTACAAAGTTTGAGTAGTATGCACTACCTGCAACTAGTGACTGTGTATTACCGCCGTATGTTAAATCGTAACGTAGAGCGTCAACAATAAATTGTGCATCACGAATACAACGTTCTTGTGCACCTGCTGATAAGTTTGTCCAAATACTGCTGTAACCGTTAGTCGGGTCTACTAGCCATTGTTGCAATTCATCTGATATAAAGTCTCTGTTTGCTAATAGCTGAGCTGCTGCATCAGCATATGTGCTAGTGTCGCCAGTTGTGTTTGATGTAGTTGCATATGCAGTATCTACTAATGCATCTGTGTTGTGTCCAAGAGGTCCTGGGAATTTAATCGGAGGTACTGAATTTAATCCGTTTTGGATAATAGTTGTCATATCCTTAACTAAATCAAATGCTTCGTTAGCAGCATTTGCTTGACCAATAGTTGTGTCAACATCAATAGTTAATTCTTTTAACGATTCTTGTACAAAGTCTACAGTATCAAGTGTTGGTCCTAACTGATCGGCTAGTACAACATCAGTAGAAGCAATGCCTCTGCGGTACGATTCGCCTGCTTTAATACTACGGAAGTTACTATTAAAAATAGTATCAAACGCAATAGCATCAATCATGTAGCCTACATCACGTGAACACTTGTCTTCATCGTAAGTTAGTGCAGGATGTAGTTTGTTGATGTAATCAATAGCGCTTGCTTGTATTAAGCTTCTTCTATCATCAATAACACCTTTAAGTTCTTGCAGTCCGCTATCAACCCAAGCAATCGAAGGATCAATTAGTGCAGGAAGGATGCCAGTATCAACTGTGTTTTTAACTTCAGTAATACGGTCTACAGCAAATGCTGCTGCGCCTGTACTACCTGCTGTGCCACTAGTATCTTGTGCTGTAACGTTTCCTGCACTTGGAGTAATACTAACAGCAGTTGCAATATCGTTAATGATGTTAGCTAGTCTGCCTTTAAGTGCAACAGATGCAGTTTTTTGATTCGACGGACGAACAAATACATCATCTACATAGTAAGATCTTGCTCTTACAATTGTTTCTAAGTTGCCACGATAAGTTAAATCGTAGCGCACTGCTTCAACTAGTTCGTCGATGTCTGCTATCCAAGCATCTTGCTCGGCGCCGCTAAGACCAGCCCATAGTGCATTATAGTTTGTATTTAAGTAAGCAGAAGCCTCGTCTTTAATAAACGCTTTGTTAGCAACTACTAATCTACGTGCATTAAAGAATCCAGTATCGTATCCTGTTGGATCAGTGATAACAGTTGCAGGGGCATTGTTGTTAACTACAATATCTTTAATAGCAGAAATATTTGTTCCAATAGCAGTAGTACGAGAAGTAATATCTCTAATTTCTCTTCTTAAGTGATCAACTGCGCCTAGTGTAGCTTCTAGTTGTTCTCCAATTACAATTTCTGCAGAACTTATTGCTCTGCGATAAGCCATTCCAGATTTAGTACCATTATACGTACTGTTAAACAATACATCATATTCTAGTCCATCAATAATGTATCCAGTATCTCTTGAACATTTAGCATGATTGTATACAAATCCGCTGTACGTATCTGTAATGTGCTGAAGTACTGCCGGTACAACTGTTGTGTCGTCGATTACAGCGGTTGCATCAGCTTGTATTGGTGAAGTTGCCCAAGTAAAATCAGGGTAAGTAGTTGTCGGCAGTGCAACAACATCGCCTGCATTAACAACATCTGCAATAATTTGACATAATGTAGCTACTTCTGACTTTTCTGTTGCTCCTGTCATATACGTTGCTGCAATTGTTGCAACTTCTTCTAATATTGCTGCATATGTTTCGTAATAAGGAGTAGGCAGCTTAGATATATATTCGTTAAAGAACAGTTCGGTTGATTTAATTGTAGCACTATTACCGCCGTACTGTACATCGTATGATAATGCATCAACTATATAGCCAAGTTCTAATCCTAGTGCAGTTTCGTTGTATGGTAAAGATGCATAATTAGCATCAATCCAAGTAACCGTATCTGTAATAATACTTGCTCTATTTGTTTGTAATTCTGTGCGAGCAGTTGTTTTTAATGCAACGCCAGGGTCACCCCAAGTAAGGGCATTAGGAGTATTGTTTTCAATAATATCGAGCACTTCGTCCCAGTAAGCATCACTTCTAGCAATTGCTGTTGAATCGCTTACTAATGCTGCAACTAAAGTTTTTTGCTCTGCAATTGCACCTAGTGTTTCTGTTAATTGATCTTCTAAAACTTTTTCGCCAGCACCTCTGCGGTACGATATACCATTACGAACAGCGTTAAAGTTTGTTGCTAATGCAACATCGTAAGCTGCGCCTTCTTGTAAAATTCCGGAATCTCTACGACACTTAGCACTGTCGTACACAAATTTACCATAGTTACTATTAATAAAGTCAATTACAGAATTTTGTAAAGTTGTCTTTGCACTTGTAACGTCCGATGCAACCGTTGTTAACACACTTGATACCCAAGTTGTATCTGGAGCTACCGGTGTTGGCAATGTACCGTCTGTGTCAATAGTATCAAAAATTTCTTGGATACGAGTATCTGCGAATGTTTCTGCTGCTGCACTGCCGGCTGTTCCTTCTACATCTTGTGTTTCTGCATTACCAGTTGTTGGAGTAATTGCTGTTTCGGTAATTACATCACCGACAATTGATTTCAAGTGTGTGTAAGTTGCAAGAGTTTCTTCTTTCTTGCCTGTGCCATACACTGGATTACCGTTAACAAAGTAACTTCTTGCCGCAACAGTAGTTTGGAAGTTGCCGCCGTATGTTAAATCGTAACGTAGTGCGTTTAGAATGTAACGTGTATCTCTTTCGCAGTTTGCAGTATCAAACGTAAAGTCTGCCGCGAATGGTGCAATTACACCGTCTACTTGTGCTTGTATCCAAGCAGTTTGCTCTGCAATAATAAAGTCAATATTAGCTTCAATTTGTGCAATTGCATTAGCAAAGCCGCTATCACTAGCATTGTTTGATCCGCTAGTTGGAGTGTCGCCTACAGTAGGTAATAATGCAACATTATCTAAACCATTTTCTAGAATGTCTAGCGTAGTTGTAACTGATGTATCTACACGTTGAGTAGACGTAGTAGCGCCGCCGTATCCGTTCAAATAACGCTGCGAAGCAGTGTTTCCTGATGTTGGTGCAATTGTAATGTTTTGAATTAGCTTTTCAGAAACATCTTTAATTCTATTCAGTGCGCTAGTTGTTTTATTTTTGTCAGTTGCAAGGTTTGCAATAGCAGGTTGTGGTTGAATAACTGATGTACGTAATTCGTCGCCAACAATAGCAGTGTATTCTGGAATAATAATTGGAAGTATTTCGTTATACGTACCAGTTTTAATGAATACTGTTGTGTTGGGTAATTGAGGTAATGGAATGGCAGTGTTTGATTCTGCTTCTAGTCCAACGTTTACAATATCAATTAAACCGGCTGCTTTTGATTTTGCAATGGCTTCAGCAGTTAGTGTTAAATCAATAATTTGTGCTGCACGAGATTCAATTGCAATACCTGTTAATGATTGATAGCTAACTGGCTTTTTGTTATTAAGTACGTCTGCTACAAGTTCTTTCAAGAACTCGTATGCTTCAATTGTTTGTTGACGCTGGTATCCTAAGTCATCGGAAATATACTCATTACCTTTTTCGGTGTAGTAAGAGTTTGCAACTGCGGTTGTCCTTAGCGTGCCACCTCTGCCAATATCGTAAATCATTGCATCAACTAAGTAACCTGTGTCACGTTCGCACTTTGCAGCGTCATAAGACAGCTTACCAGTCATAACACCGGTGTCGTCGGTTGGAATAAACGAGATGCCGCCTTGTGTTTCTGCAATTCTAAATGTAGTAGAACTTATAATTGCATCAACATAATAAGTCTGACCTTCGACTACGCCGCCGATAATGTCAACGCCGTCAAACTCAATCGGCATTCCGTCTTTTAAATTGCTTGTATCGTAAGTAGTAAACTGACGATTAGCCGAAACTGTTTCAGTAACAGTTACAGTGTAAGTATAGTTTAACCAAGCAGTGACCTCTTTCTTAAAGAACTGTTTGTTGTTTTGTAAAATTTCTTTTGATTGTGGATTTAGGTAACCGTCGCGTACTTGCTCTAATGCATAACGCACACTTGCCCATGGTTTATCGATAGATAGACCCGATGCTGGTGCAGCTTCGTTTGTACCTAGTGGTCCTACATAAACAACGTTATCAACCAGTCCATAGTTAGCCCAGTCCGGAATGCCGTTTGTAGCACGAAGAATTTGTCCATCAACACCGATTGGAAGTCTTGTTGGACCTTGATTACCGTAGTAAACCATATCGCCTTCGGTAGTAAGTGATAATGCTTCACTACCTAATGTTAGCAAGTTCCAATATTCTGCTTCTAAATCATTATCTGGACGATTAACAGTAGCAGCAGTATGTGTTGCAGTAGCAATAAAGCTACTTGCTCCGTAAATTACCACATCACCGACAACGTACTGAGTAGCAGTTTTCCAAGTTGAAGAATAACCAGTGTGTGACACTGTGTCAATTTCTCCTGCTGTAGCGCCAGTTACAGTAACTTCAATATCATTTGCTGGTGTAGTGCCGCCTACTAGATTACCTTTAACTAGAATAACATCATTTACGTTATAACCTGTACCTGCAAACCCAGTTGAAACACTTAATGTATATACTGTTTTAGATTTAATTACGTCAAAACGTGCGCCTGAACCCGACCCTACTGAATTAGTACCTTGTACCTGCGAGAATGTTTCAGTGCTGTTAGTCCAATTGATACCACTGTTTAGTTTACTCCAGTAAGTATCGTTAGGCGGAATTTGCTCTGCGCTGTCAGCAATTGCTACATAAGTAGTGCCGCCAACACGTACAACATCACCTACTTTGTAAGTGTCTAGTGTGCTCCAATCTCCTTGGAATGCAAAACCAGTTGTAAATACTTCCCAATCTAGAGGACTTGCAGTTGGTTGAGCAGCAGAGTTATTTGTTTTGGCAACATATACATAACCACCGTATGTAACTGTGTCGCCAATTTGATAAACATTAGAGTTATTCCAGCTATCTTCAAACTGGAAACCTTCGATAAATACGTCCCAATTTGTTTCGTCTGTTAGGAAGTCATTTGATGTATGCGGAGCAGTACAAATAAACACGTTGCCGCCATACTTAACAACATCATTAACTTTATAACGTGTAGCAGTCACCCATTCACCTAGGTATACTAATCCGTCACTAAATAGTTCCCAGCTACCTTGGTCGTTTTCTAAACCTAACTCAGCAGTAACAGCAGATATGTGCGCAGTAGTACACAAATATACAAAGCCGCCGTAGCGTACTAGATCGTTAATTTTAAAGCGTGTATCTGTTGTCCAATCACCTTTCCAATCAAACGATGTAGCAAACGGAGTCCAGTTGTCTAAATCTTCTTCAAGGCCTAAAAAGTCTGGTGCTTCAAATGTAGCTGATACGTGACCAGTTTCTGCAATATATACTAGTGAACCGTATTTAACAACGTCACCTGGTGCATATTCTACTTCAGGTTCCCATAGGCCTCGCCATTTTGTGCCGTCTGATACAACTTCCCATTTTGGGATTTCGCTATCGAAATCAGTGTTAAAAGCATCTGATGATGTGTGGTTTCTGATACAAATGTATGATTTACCGCCAAAGCTGATAACGTCATCTGCAACGTAAGTTCTGCTTGCTGTCCAGTCACCTTGCCAAACAAATCTAATTCGTCCTAGTTTAAACTCTGCCATTTTTTAATTAAACTCCGTAATGTTCATGTATTTATCTTATTGTTGTCCGCCGCGTGTAGGATCGACCAATGTCTTCATAAAATAAGACATTGCTAGTCCGTCACCAGCCCATCCACTGTTTCCAAATGGTCCGTCAAACATAGCTTTAGTAGGTATCTTAACTTGCCATCCTTCACCGCCTTCTACTACTGAAGATGTAATAATATCTGGTCCACCTACTTTAACTGTACCTGCTTGTAGCAAGCCTGTAAATGTATCTGCACCACCTTGGCTCAATCTACTTGCCAAGTATGTTCTAATTGCTCTCTGTGTTGGAACTAAGTTGTTTGAATTAGCAACAAACGTTCCGTCTGTTGAGAACGCATTAATTGTTACTGGTGAACCACCTAGTGCAACACCGCCAATTGCTAGTTCTGTTAGACCGTCTAGTCCAAACTCGTCAGCACTTAGCGTAACAATACCTGTTGCTTGTTCAACAGCAAACAAGTCGCCAACTCTAAAGTTACCATCTTGGTCTGTACTTGAGTAGAACACACGTCCATTGTTTGTTTCTTGGATTTCGTCTTGTGGTTCAAGCCCAGTATCTTCAGGTAGGTCAGGATAGTTAGATTGTTGCTCGTTACCAAAACCAATGTTTAGGAAGTCATGGTTTGTTAAACGTACCTGACTAAATCTACTACGTATAGTAAATGGTGTGTTGTGTATTGGCGAGTCTTCTTGATCAACTTGCGGACTTAGCTGTATAATTGCTTCTAAGTTTGGCGTTGTTGTGCCTCTTAGTGGTGTAGCTGTTGCAACACGATATACTTGATCGCTGCCGTTAAATTGTAAGTTATCACCTGGTCCGGGGAATCTTGTGATATCACTTGCTATTAAACGCAGTCCTTCTTGGAACTGATCTGAGAAGCCACTACCTCGCAGCGAAATTCCTGTAGATGTTGTATTATAGCCATTACCAAAGTTTACAAATGTCGGAGCACCGAGCGTTCCATTACCTATACGTAATTGTACAAGTGCTTCTTCTGAGTTGTTAGGGTCATTAATTGTAATGTTAGGTCCGAAGCTGTCTTCTTCATATCCCGAACCTGGTTCAAACATGCTAATCTTAGTAATAGATTGTCCTGTAATTTCAACGTTTGCCTGTGCTCTAGCACCTCCCGAAATTTTGTTAGCAATAGTGCCAGTTTCGTCTAAAGTTAAGAACCAACCTTTCTTAGTAGCTGCATCGAATGTAAATCCAATTGTTGCATAATTAGATTCACTGATTATAGGTTGTACGTCCCACTGTAAACCGTCATATGATGTACAGCAAATACCTTGAGTGTTATTAATAACAACAAACAACCCTTGTCCGTATTCTAATGCAGTGCCACTTACCGGAGTAGTTGAGCTGTACCAAGTAACGCCGTCAAAGCTGTATGCTGCTGGACGATCATCTTCAGAAACTGCAACAAAGCGTCCGTTACCATACTTAACTGTTCTCCAGTTGTTGGCTGTTGAATCTTCGCTAAGGTCTATCTGAGTTTCTATCCAAGTTTCGCCGTTGTCAGTTGACACCACTGCCCAATTACTAGAGCCGTCAATTGCAACAAATATTTCTTTTCCGTATGCAATATCTCTATAGTCATTAGCAGGTGCTGCTGTTACGTTTACTGTTGTCCAAGTTGAGCAATTATTAGTCGAATATGCAAATTTCTGTTCGCCGTTTGCAATAGCAACAAATGTACCGTTACCGTATGCAACTGATTGCCAAGTTCCGGTACTTAGTGTAGGTAAATCAACACTTAACCATGTTAACCCATCTGACACTGAATATAAACAGTTTTTACCAGTTTCTGATAAAAGGAACCAAGTGCCGTTACCGTAACAGCCGTCAACCCAACCGCCGTTTGCATCTGGATTTTCGACAGTAACTTCGGCACCCTCTATCGGTAAGTTAATTTCAGTATCCCATCCTAGATACTCAGTAGTAGTAAATACTCCGGCACCGTATCTCGGTATTGCAATAGGTAAAAATCCGTTTGAAATAATAGTTTGAGGTGTAAATTCTGGAATTCCAACTCCTGTCATTTCTAATTGATAAAAATCTGGCAGGCTAAATTCTATTCTTGGTAGTACTTCGTATACAGATGTTGAATCAAATGCACTAACTAGTGGGAAGCCAGGATTGATATGATCCCATCCTACTGCGTTGATCTGCATTGAGCCTGTCTCTTCTATAAGAGAAACATCTACTACTCCGCCTTCTTCGTCAGTAATAGTAATTTCAAAAATTGATCCTGCCTCAAACTTATCTTTAACATAGTATGTTGTACTCGAAGTTATGCCGCCAAATATTTCTGTAAAAAATGAGCCTTCCATTAAGTCGCGTCCTGCTTCTAAAGGTTCTTTACCACCTGGAGAAGTGCCAACAATTGACCCAGTTGCATTTGTTAATATCGATTCACTAGTTGCCGATCGAACAATAACTTCGCCAGTGCTTGATGTTAATGCCACTGCTGCGCCACCGGGTGTTGCAGAAATCGTAAACGAAGTAGCATCGTTGACAACCTGTATATAGTATACTGTGTCGCTTACTATTCCACCAAATGTAATACCTGTAAACATTATAGGGTTTCCAGCTATAAATCCAGCAGTACTAGTAACTGTAATCAAATTAGTAACTGCTTCAGTTGTTGTTGCTATTGTATTAACTAAAGCACTTGTGATTGTAAAGTTAGTTCCGTTAATAATTTCTTTTACATAATACCTTTGTTTGTCTTGTATTCCACCAATTACACCATCTTTAAATATAATAGCATCTAAGGGATTAAATATCGAAGTATCTGATATTGTAAGTGAATTATCTGCAGAAGAAGTAGCTGTTACTGTTACTTCGCGTATTGCTGTAGATATTGAAAATTTATTGTTTTCATATACATCGTGAATGTAGTATGTATCACCTAATTCGATGCCGCCGATTGCTCTACCTGTAAACTGAATTGGCAATGTTACTTCCATGTTATCAGTAGTGCTTGCTTCTAAGAAGCTAGTACCATCTGGGTAGTTTAGTGTAAATGTCGGAAATCCCTGGAACTCGTCTACTGCATCCTCTACATTAACATTAGTTAATGGCCATACTGCGCCGCCTAATGATGTAGATAACTGAATGTCAGTGTCGTCGACAACATCAATAATATAGTAATCGAAGTTTGTAATTACGCCGCCGAATACCGGTCCACTAAAGTTAACTTTTTGTCCTACTCGCAAGCGTTCTGTAGTGGTAACAACCATTGTGTTGTTTAAGTCACCTCGTGTGCCAACCACAGTAACTTGGCTTTGTGAGCTAGATATTACATCAATATTATATGTTGTCGGAGTAAACGTAATTGCTTGATCTGTATACAATCTATGGAAGTCTGCTCCAGAACCTAATAATAGTCTGTTAGAAACAGCGTCTGCTGCTACTACTTCTTGCTGACCAAACGATTCTTTAGTTATGCTAGCAAACTTAGTTATAGGATCGTAGTTTGAAATAATACCATATTGTCCTGCACCTTTACCTGATGATACACTTAGTCTCATGCCTTCATATTCGGCTGCTGTTGACACTTCTGACTGTGCAAGCACTAAGTATTCTCTATTGCCGCCTTGTGCGTTGTTTGATTGGAAATTGTATCCTAATCCGCCTTTTCTAATAATAGTACTTTCTAATATTCTACTTTGATAAATTGATCCAGAACGTAATTCGTTTGCAATTACTCTTGCATCTTTACCTGCACCTTGTACAAGCACATTTGCATAAGAAGTTGGAGTATTTTCGTATGTCTCTAAGAAAAATGACATAGCGTCTCCAATTTCTATCTGAGCTCCGTAAATGTTAGTGTACCCTTGGATGCCGTCAATTCCACGAGGATAAATTTTAAATTGCAGTTGAGTATTTTGGGCTGTTTCGTCAACAATAGTATATTGTATTCTCCACCAGCCGTCATCTAAGAAATTTGCTTGTAAATTAAATGGCTCGCCAATACCGTCTGCTAGTGTTTGCGTAGTTACTTCTTCAGTAGCAAAGTTAAATCTTGCATACAAAGTTCTTTGGGCAAATCCGCTAAAGATGTTATAGAAGTCAATATAATTAGCAGTGCCTTGCTTTACATGCACACTAACAGTATAAGGTAATGCGCTGCCTGTAGGAACTATTCCATCTGCATCAATTCCTGAAATTGCAGTAATACTCAAGTCTTGAACAGTAATAGTAATGTCGTTTTCTGGTGATCGGCCGCCAAAGCTTCTTCCGTCTAGTGTAATTTCATTACCTACAACGTAGCCGCTGCCAGAGTTATTAATAGTAACATCATATCTTTCACTAAACACAGTAACATCAAACGTTGCATCAATACCAGAACCGCTAACGTTTGTTCCTGCTATATTAGTATATGTTCTGCCTTGAGGCGACAATGTTACATTTTGCGAAATATAAGAACTATCTGTTAGTGATGTATTTGCTGTTACTTTCCAAGCAAATTCACCGTCGTACGGCGTTGTATTTGCACGTACAATGCTAACTTCGCCATCTGACTGCCAGCTTGCAGCTAACAAGTTGTTTGATTGCTTTAATAAGTTAGTAGTTTCTGTATAATATTCTTCGCCTGCATGTTCGTATTCGATTTTTAATACTTCTGATTGTGCTCCGAGTGCAGATACCGGTCTTGCAACAGCATCGTTATTTCTGTTATTTACAGTACCAGTTGCTGGTACTTCAGCAATGTCAAAACCTTCTGCAACACAACCAAATGTACCGTAAGAACTGTTACCATTTGTTGCACGTATCCTTGCACCGTCTTCTGCAAAGTAACCTGCATAGTTGTAGTACGAGAATACAGATACACATTCTGTTAGTGCGTCACCGCCTCTGGCCCATATCCCAATTCCGTCTGAAATAATTTGTGTAAAGTCGTTTGATACCATCGAACGATTGCCGCCATTGTGTAATGTACTATCAATCTTACAACCTGTACATCCTTTACCAAATGTAGTAACGTTTTGTATATATGGCGAACGTGCAGTGATCCAAACACTAGTGTCGTCTGGTCCTTCACCTGGATCAAAGCCTACATATGCACCACCTGTCGGGCGTCTTGTTAGGTATTCGTTTTCAACTGATAGTGTCCCTAATAAACCTTTAACAGTCATGTTACGCACACCGCAGTCGTTGGTTACTTGAATCATATCTCCAAGTGCTTCGCCGCCGTATACATACATTGCGCCGATGTTAGTTGTTAGTTCAACAGCCGGTCCGTCTAGTACTTCTGACACACTAAATGTAGTATCAGTAATTGTACTGCCTATTACATAATAAGTCTTGCCAGGTATAACATCACCAATTACTGTACTAATATCTTCAACTGGGTTTAATGATACAAACTGTACAGGTGTGTTGTTCTCCATGTTAACTGTTGAGCCAACAATAAACTGATTAATAAAGCCCAATGTTCTTGTACATAATGTGTTAACAGGTGCTGCTGGCTGAATAGTTGTTCCGCGAAGTTCGTCACCGTTTAATGCTGTGTTAGGTGGCATTTTAATAGGAAGTCTTTCATTGTATGTACCAGACTTAATATTAATTGTAGAATAAGTACCTTGGTTCTCTGGAGGCACACTTGAAGGCGATCCAGCAACAAATGCATCTAATAAAATTCTTTCTAATGCTTGTACAAATGTAACAGCATCATCTTCAATAGTAATGCCATTATTAAAATACTGTGCTACAGGATTTTCAACGCCTTCGAGCACTTGGTAGTTTTGTGCAGGCGCAGTATTTGTAATTGCTAGTTCTATGTTACTAAACAACTCAACAAAGAATGCTATAAAGAACTCAGCTTGTTCTGCTACGGTAGCATTTGTAAATTTGTTTGTACTTTCTAAATCAAAATAAGAAAGCGTTGCTCTAACTGTTTGTGCGTTGCCTCCTCGTTTTACATCGCGAATCACACCGTCAATGATTAGTTCTGCATCTCTAGATGTTTTTTCGTTATCAAAGTTATAAGACTGGTCAAATGGTACAATATTTTGATTTTGCTGATACAAAAACCAGTAAAAAGTTTGTTGAACAATCCAATCTTTGTTTTGCTCAAGCATTAGCTTTGCGTTTTGACGCAGTGTACCTAGTTTTACTCTTTCACAAGCATACTTAATTGTTTTCCAAGCTGTGTCTGGAGTAGTACCATTAGTAGGTAAGTCTTCTCCATTAGTTGCAACATAATACACGTTTGGAGTAAAGTCGATATCACTCCAAGTCGGTAATCCGTTTACAACTTTAAGAACGTTACCGTCGGCGCCTGTTGCTAACGGAGCATTGTTTTCTCCGTCAAAAATAATCATTTCGCCAAACTCGCTAAGAGTATTTCTCTGATCGTGTTGCAAGTATAATGACCAATATGCGTTTTGTAAATCATTATCCGGACGTGATACAAATGAAGACGTATGCTCTCTAACAGCTCGATAAGTAGCATTCTTCCAGTAGATAACGTCATCTAAATTGTATAATGTACCGTCGGACCATTTGCCTTCCCAGTTAAACCCTGGAATTAATAATTCCCAAATTCCTGTTCTTGCTCCTGAGAATGTTAGTACTGCTTCGTCTGAAATAGGACCGTCTGGTGCTTCGTTAAGAATAACAGTAGCATACATTGATGCGTTAGATGAGTCGTCGTCATAACTAACTGATTCAACAGTTTGACCTCTACTAAATCCTTCGCCGGTAACAGTCATACCAACTGTAATTAAATCAGATGCAACAGAATCTCCTAAGTTTACTTGAATGCGTGTTCCGCTCGAATTTTCTGCTTCATATGGTGCTTGAACTGTAAAGTTACCTGGATTTTCGTTAACACTATCTACTAGTGCAACATATAAATCTCCGCCGTATCTTACTACGTTACCTACTTTAAATTCTGTAGCACTGTCCCATGTTCCTGCAATTTCATATGCTTCTGTAATTAGTTCCCAAGCATCAGTAGAATCATCGCCGTAATTTGTTGACGGAGTATTTCCGATATTGTTAATAACTTTAGATTGGAATAAGTATCCACCATACTGTACAACATCGCCTGGTTGGTAAATTGCATTAGCATCGAATACGCCGTCAAAGTCTAAACCAGGTAGCCATTCTTCCCAATATTCACTAATAAATGTTTCGTATAACTCTGTACTGTCTGCAAAGTCTACAAATTCAGCACTTGGAGCATGACCCCAAATACAACGGTACAAACTTGGTCCGTATTTTACAATGTCATTTAGTTTATAACGAAGCTGACTGCTATCTTCTGAGTCAGTAGCATACACGCCTCTCCAAGATACACCGTATTGTAATAATTTCCAATATTTTTCTGTACTGTCTTCTACGTCAGTATAGTCGGCTTCTAAACCTTCTAAATCAGTAGCAGCAGAAACATGTGACACAATACATTCGTAAACCGAACCGCCGTAGTTTACAATGCTACCTACACCATATGTAGTACTTGATGTCCACTCACTTGCCCAAGTTTTAGACTCCGCATAAACGTCCCACTTGTCAATATCTAAATCAAGCACTGCACCACTTAAATGCTGTTCGTTACACTTATAAACAATACCACCGAAAATAACAATGTTATCAAGTGCATATTGTGTTAATGGTTCCCACGGGCCTTTCCAAGTTTGGCCAGTCATCATCAATTCCCACTTAGGTTCAGCTGCGCCTAAATCGCTATAGAAATTATTTGAAGTATGTGGTATTAAACATACATATGCTTTACCGTTGAACTGTACAATTTCATCTTTGTTGAAGAAAGTCTGATCTCTCCAAGGTCCTGCCCAACTAAAGCGCAATCTACTAATTTTAAATTCTGACATCTATGCGGTTTCCTATTAATTCTTTTACATATTTATATGACTATCTGAGTCGGGTCGTAAGTGTATGATTGGTTAATTCTAACTACTAGTTCACCTTCGCTGTTTACATAATAATACATATTTTTATTATCCCAACGATACTGATCCCATTGTAAGTTAGTATACGGTCTTGAGTGATCTACTTCAATACGTCCATCAAAAAAGTCAACTCCGTATTCAAACTCTGTAAAGTCATCTGATGATGCTCCAGGATTGTTAATTGTAATTGCATCAACGTCTTTTAGCTGATCAATTTTTGCAAAAAACAAAGTACCTTCGTCAGTTCTGCGAAGTGCGTAAAAATATCTCGGTTGTCCTACACCTAGTAGTTCTGTAATACTTGGCTGTCCGCCTACGTAAAATGCTGACATAAATTATTCTCCTTATACAATCTCAACTGTACTTAATATAGCGTCAACGCTGTCGTCTACATTTACAGTTACAAATAGATTGTTGTTTGGTGTTAAAATTAGTTTTTCTCCACCGTTTAAAACTCTTAAACTTGTGTTTGGCGGAATTACAATTTCTTTAGCATAATAGCCTCTAACGCTATCTTCATCTTGTAATTCTACATCTACAAGTACTGTACCGTTTGTAGTATTTGCTAAACTAAATCCAACTACTGTAACTCTAGCATTTTCGTTTGTTGCTAGTACTTCTTCAGTTGCTGTTCCTAAATTAGGTACTACTTTATTTTTAAATGTTGTTGCCATATCTTTATCCTAATACCAATACCGTTGCCAGTGCAATTTCTTCAGCATCACCTCGTGTAATACCCGATCCTGATCCTGCTACAGATACCCAGTTTTGTCCATCCCATATTTCAACACGACTGTCTTGAGTATTAAATCTCATTTGTCCTGTTTCGGTATAGAGTAATGGAGGTCTTTGTCCACTAGTACCAATCGGTAATACAACACCGTATGAACCGCCAAACTTAACATAACCATTACCGGTACTTTCGAAAGAAGTTATACTATTAGTAACAGTATTTGTAATAGTGCTGTTTTTAAACGATAAATTATCAAATTTAACTGCCCCAGTGCCGTTTGCGCTTAATCTTAAATCTGTATCTGCTGTTGTAGTTTCAATTACGTTTCCGTCAATGCGAATATTATCTACATCAATTCGAGGTGCTGTAAGTGTAGTTGTATCTATTGTAACTACTGTTGAGCCTTGAACATCAAATCTTATTACACCGTCATTAGATCCTTCAGTTAACTCTGCTGTAACTTTTGTATTACCGTCTAAGTCTTCAACACCTTTTAAGTTAACCCAATTAGTTCCGTTGTACCCTTCAAAGCGTGTTAAATCAGTATTGTAGCGAACTTGTCCTGTTGCGGCTGTTGGACGTTCTAGTGTAGTACCAGTTGGAAGCTTTAATGCTCCTGTAGCATTAATATTAACTAGATCGCTTCCTGGCTCAATATTAAAATCACCACTTGTAGTAATTGTTGACCCGTTAATATCAAATGTATCAATGATAATAGAGCCAGTACCATTTGCACGTAGTTCTAGATTGCTATTTGAAAGTGTAGTTGTAATAAAGTTGTCATCAATTAAAATATCGCCAGTACTAAAACTGTTAGCAGTAATTCTTCCACTACTTGCAATATTTCCTACAGTAATTGTTCCGTTAACTGTTAAGTTCTGTTCTAATACAACATCGTTGCTAGGTACATAAATTTGGCCTGATCCGTTTGCACGTAGTTCTAAATTCGAGTCTGTTTCAGTTGTAGTAATTCTATTACCGCTAATTTGGATGTCTTCAAATTGAACAACAGTTGCACTAATAATTACATCGCCATCAACATCTAAGTTACCAGTTAATGTAATATCACCTACTTGTGTTACGTTACCGGTATGCGTAATGTTTCCAACTACATTAGTATCTTTTAGTGTAGTTGATCCGTTAACAGTTAAATCTTGTTCAATTACAACATCGTTAGTTGGTACATAAACTTCGCCTACACCGTTTGCTCGTAGTTCTAAATTACTGTTTGATTGTGTAGTTGTAACGAAATTGTCATCTAATAGTAAATTGCCAGTTGTATAAGTGTTAGATGCAATGTTGTTAGATGCAATTAGACTATTAGTTGTAACAGTGCTTACAACATTTAAATTATTAGTTACTTCAACATCGTTACTTGGAATAGAAATAATACCAAACTCAGTAGCACGTAATTCTAAATCACTGTTAGATTCTGTAGTAGTAATGAAGTTATCTTCAATCTTAATATCTTCAAACTGTGCTGTGCTTGAAACTGTAATATTACCAGTAATTCTAAAATCACCAGTTAAGTTAATATTTCCAGTCTGTGTTGTATTACCAACCTGTGTAACGTTACCTTGAATGTCTACATCTTGTAAGTTAGTTGAGCCAATTACTGTCAAGTCTTCGTCAATTACAACATCGTTGCTAGGAACGTAAACAACACCAGTACCGTTAGCACGTAAGTCTAAGTCACTGTTTGATTGAGTTGTTTGAATAAAGTTGTCATCAATAACAATGTCGCCAGTTGTAAAACTATCAGCAGTAATTAAACCAGTAGTTGTTAAATTGTTTGCATCAATATCATTGTCAACTGTTAGATCATTAACAATCTGTACATTATTGTTTGGAATTAAAATTTTACCTGTGCCTGTTGCACGTAATTCTAAATCTGCATTTGATGTAGTTGTTGTAATGTAGTTGTCATCTACTAAAATTTCTTCAAACTGTGCTGCACCAGTAACATCCAAATCTTGTGTTACTGTTACATTGCCTGTTACTGTGGCATCGCCAGTCTGAACAACATCACCAACATGAGTTAACGATCCTGTAATATTTGTATTTGATAAATTTGTAATACCATCTACAGTTAAATCATTATCAATTTGTACATTATTTTCTGGAACATAAATTTCGCCAGTTCCGTTAGCACGTAATTCTAAATCACTATTTGAATCAGTAGTTGTAATGTAATTGTCAGTAATAGTAATACTGTCTAAATTAACATTATTGACAAACAAATTCTTCCAAGTTTTAGTACTTGTACCTAGTGAATATGTACTTGCAGTTTTAGGGTTGATATCTGAATCAATACCTGCTATAATTTCAATAGTGTCAGTTTCTTCATCACCGATTGTAATGTTGCCGCCGATTGTAACGTTGCCGGTTACATCTAAACTACCAGTTACATTTACGTCTGAGTTTAGATTTACAATTCCGCTGCCACCTTCAAAGTTAGCATCTTGTGTAAGTGTTTCAATTGTGTTGCCACTAATGCGCCAGTCGCCGGTTTCAATCTTAGTACCATCAATAAATGTAGTATCGCCATTGGTATTAAATGTAACACCGTTTTCTGTATTAATTTCAAAGTCACTTACAGCAAATTGTACGTTACCTGTTTCTTGGTTAACGTAGAACAAATCGCCTATACGGAAGTCGCCTTTATGGTCTACTGAATTGTAGCGTATTTTTGCACTTTCAGTTTCAACAATTTCGTTTGCTTGAATAACAGTATTTGGATCGTTAGTTACTTCTTTACCGTTACCAATGTATGCTAAATTGTGTCCAATAGCGTACATAATAACGCCAGGACCTTGACCTACTAAACCAAAGTTACCGTATACACTTGCACTTGCAATCAAACGCACTTCTGCACCAAAGTCACGTAAGTCAAAACTATCAATAGTTGTTGCTGTAGCAGTGCCGTCTGTAATGCTTTGTGGTGTTAAATCAAATCCATCTAAGTCTAAGTAATTACTTACATAAACATCACTGCCATCTACACTATCAATGGTGCCTGTAAGCACTGTAGAAGCATCAGCGCTAGTGATAGTTAATGTATTACCTTGTGTAAAGGTTCCTGTAATACCACTTAGTGTTAGCTTAGTTTTACCTGTTCCTCTGCGTCCTGTTGTTCCGTCATATGCATACATAGAACGGTTTGCAAAGTATGTAAAGCTGTTTAGCCATTCAACCCTTGCACCGTTAGTTAGCACTACTGCGTCAACACCCGGGGTAATAAATGTTACTGAGTGAAATAATAATGCAGTGTTTATTGAGCTGCTTGATGCTACTGAGCCATCTAAAAATACACCTTTACCTGCATCACCTTCGTTAAATCCTCTTGGATCTGTTGGACTTGTTACACTGCCTTCAGTAATTACTGTGATGTTTCTAATGTATGGCGAACGACTTGTTGCTGTATAACCTGTTGCGTACTTAAACGCATAACCCGGGCTGTAAAACCCTGTAACAGTCAATTCTTCAACAGTTGTTTCGCCGTTAAGTAAAAATGCATCATTTGTGTTTGTTGCAACTGTTGGTTCGATTGTTACAGCACGAATACCTTCGCCTCTAACTGTAACTCCTGCAGGAACAGTTAGTGGAAATTCTTCAGTGTATACACCCGGACTAATAAGAATAGTGTCGCCGGCAACTGCTACACTTAGAGCATGTTTAACACTTGCAAACGGATCAAAAAAGTGATCGCCTACATGCGTGTCATCGCCGTTTTCAGCAACATAATATGTGTTACCATTTGTTAGTGTAAAGTCAATATTACCTACATCTAGATTATCACTAACAATAAGACTTGATGCACGTAAATTATTAACCCATACATCGTTCCACTGTTTACCGCCTGCTTCCGGGTCACTACCAAGTGCGTATACATCGTCTACGTCTGGAATAATATTAGACGAAACATCAGCATTAAAAATAACGTTGTCGGTATCTGCATCACCAATTGTAATATTACCGTCTGCTGTAATGTTGCCGCTTGCGTAAATATTTCCGTCAACATTTAAATTACTGTGTACATTTACTGCACCAGTTCCATTTGGACGAAATTCTAGGTTTGCGTTTGAATTGTTTGTTGTAATAGCATTGCCTTCAATGTCAATGCTGTCAATTCTAATTTTGTTAAGTGCTACAACAGTGTCTAGTGTTGCTAAATTTAAGTAAGGACTAGTAGTACTTATAGTGTTACCTTCAACAGTTACATCTGCCAAGTCTGCTTTATTAGTAACAATTAAATTTGTAGTTCTTGTAGTTCCGGAAACATCTAACTCGTATTGAGGTGCATTATTTTTAACGCCGATACGCTGGTTATTAACATCTAGATACAATAAGTCTGTCTCAAAGGCCAAGTCAATCCCATTACGGATTAAGTTAGACTTTAAGAGCGGACCTGATATGCGACCAACAGCCATCTCTTCTCCTCAATACGGGGATCCTGTCCCTCCAACCACCTTGCATTGCGGGTTGACCACAGTTTGGACTTGTAAAGCAAGAGTCGCTGCTTTACATTAATAGTATTTATCGATTATTGATAAAAGTAGTCGATTACCCAAAGATTAGAGTATATTCTAAAACTAAGGAGTCCATTTCTTCTCGACTAAGTGTAGCACTGGTCCCAGCAGCAGTAATAAAAGTACTACCGTCCCAAACTTCAAGAAGTTCGTTTTCAGTATTCCATCTAGTCATACCCGTTTCAACTGTTGAAGGACGCTCTGCATTAGTACCCGAAGGAATTCTAACTGCACCGTTACTAGCAAACTTTACCTTACCGTAAAGTGTGTTATTAAGTTCAAAGACAGAATCTACAGTATTTGTAATAGTATTATCGTTTATATTAATATTGTCTAGTAAAAGCTTACCAGACCCATTAGATCGTAGATCTAAATCACTGTTTGATACATTTGTTGAAATAATGTTTTGATTAATGAAAACATCGTCAACTTCTAACCCATGAATAGATAATCCATTAGAGTTAATAGATCCGACTGCAACACTTTTTATATTGACATTAATAATATCATTTGTGGGATGAGATACAAGACTGGTATTTCTATTGCTAGAGTATACTCCATTAAATGTAATTGCGTTGTTATCTCTAAATGCTTCAAAAACATTATTTGTAGAATTAAAACGTATTCCGCTATCAACAGTTTGACGTTCTAGTGTTGTACCTACTGGAATCTTAATTGCACCTGTTGCAGTAATGTTAATCAAATTAGTAGCATTTAAATCTATATTACTACTAGCAGTACTAAATGTATCTGCATTTACGTAAATGTCTTGTAATAAAATATTACTATTATCAGTAGTGCGTAATTCTAAATTACTATTACTTTCAGTTGTTGTAATAACATTGTCAAAAAGTTGTACGTCTGAACTTAACTCAAAATCCTCAAACGTAAATGAAGTATCAACAGAAATATTTGCTGCATTTAACGTATCAGTTGTTAAATTATTATCTATTTGTACGTTGTTTCCAGGCAGTTCGATTATACCAGTACCTTGCGCTAGTAATTCTAAATCAGCGTTACTGTCTTGTGATTCGATTACATTAGCATTAATTAACACATCGTCAAGTTGCAAATCATCTTGAATGTTAGAAGTGCTTACAGTAACAGTACCTATAACATTCATATTACCAAGTTGAGTTCTGTTACCAGTTTGTACAATATTACCTGTAATGCTAGTGTTGTCTATATCAGTTATGCCGCCAACTGTTAGATTATTATCAACAACAACATTGTTAGACGGAATGTACACTAATTTGTCTTCAAATGAACGTAATTCTAAATTAGCATTTGAAATTATTGTAGATATATAGTTGTCGTCAATTTTTGTAGTATCTGATATAGTAAATGTATTTGACGTAATATTAGTATTAACTATAAAAGTTTTTGCACTTAATGTATCTAAAACTCCTAGATCGTTTACAATATTAACTGTTGGATTTGAGAAAACAACTTTACCTGATCCTGCTGCTCTAAATTCTAAATTAGGATTAAAATATTCGCCGTCAAATAATATACTATTAAAGTAACCAGGTGTACTAGTTTCTAATATAAGTATTTCGTCTAATACATCTTTAATAAATGCATCTGATTGACTGTTGCCGGTAGATCCGTTTGAAATATATTGCAGGTACAAAATATAATCACTAGTAGTGTTTGTTCCACTGCCATTTACATCAACATAATCATTATCTATAAAAAAGTTAACAAGATTTTTTTCAGGTTGCCCTACAAAGTCCTCTGCTGTGTTTCCTGCAATAATTGCTTGCACAATACCAGGAATACTTTCTGTTTCATTACTTGCGTTTGACGGGCGCAAGCCTTCGCCTGTGTTGCGAATTACATTATTATTAATGTTAATATTAGTTTTAGTAAATTCGTTGCTTACAGATAAATCACCACTGACTGTAGTATCACCAGTTTGAGTAATGTTACTAATTTGTGTAATATTGCCTGTTTGTGTAATATTAGTAACATTAACTTCAACAGGAGTAAATGCTGTTACAAGTCCGATATCTTCAACTAACGACACATTATCCCATTCAACAATTGTGTCAACTGCACGGAAAATAATATCAATTGAATTTGTTACAGGCTCAACACTAAAAGTTAACACTTGGTTGTCTGTCAATCCTGAGGTTTCATTCCATTCAATAAGAGTACCTATACCTGATTCAAATATTCTCAAATAAAATGCATTTGAATTAGTTACACTTCTAAATTGTGCAGTAAATTCGTAAGTCTTACCTGCTTCAACAGTAATTGACTGCGATACGTTTCTTGCTGAGCCAATAGTGTTAATTTGCAAGTTTCCGTTAACGTCATTTGCGCTACCGCCGCCTGACTGTGCCCAACCGTTTATGTTTGCATCAAAAGTACCGTTAGTAACTAATTCGGGACCATACTCGTATGTTGTATTACCATCTTGCAAGAATGTCTTTGTATTAACAGCTAATCCTTGATTTGCAATAAAACTATTCGGAGTATTAATTATTCCGGTACTAGAAGCACGTAATTCTAGATTAGAATTACTTTTATTAGTTGAAATATAATTTCCACTAATTTTAACATCACTTATGTCTGCACTTCCAAACTCTGTTTGTAAAGTAATATTAACATTGTTGTTATTAAAGACATTGTCTGCACTTAGATTGTTATTAACTTGTACATTCTCAGTCGGAACTACAATTTTACCAATACTATTAGCACGAAGCTCTAGATCTGAGTTAGATGTAGTTGTTGTAATTACGTTGCCATCAAACAGTATTTCTTCAAGTTGCACTTGACTACTAATGTCAATATTGCCATCAACGTTGAGATCAGTTAATGTATAATTACCTGTTTGGCTCCTATTACCGATCTGCGTTAACGTGTTTACTATAACAGTGTTTTGTAAATCTGTAGTATTGTTTACATCTAAGTTATTGTTAACTTGTACACTGTTATTAGGAACATAAATTCTACCAGTGCCGTTTGCAAATAAGTCTAAATTTGCATTTGATGTACTAGATGTGATAAAGTTTTCGTCAATAATAACATCGTCAATTTCTGCACGATCTAAATTAGCTTCAATCCAAGGACGTATCTCTTCGCCTAAACTATGTGTTAGTGTAACGTGAGGTTTAAAATCTTGTGTAAAGTCTACATTAAATGTTAGTCTGTCAGCAGCCGTATCTCTGCCAGGCTGATTACCTGCAATATTAAGTGTGCCACCAAAACTAAAGTTATCACGGATATCTAAGCTACCAAAAATATTTGTATCACTGTTGATATTAATAGTACCAGTAGCACCTTCTAAATTTAGATCTCCTGCAGGAGCACTAATATCGTTATCTGAAATTATGATATTTCCAGTTTGGATGTCAGAACCTGATATTACAGTAGTTCCGCCCGGGCTATTAATGTTTAACCCGCTTAAACTATCAATTTCTCCAGTATCAATAGTGATGCTAGAATTTCCTGTTTCTAAATCTACAAAGAAGTTATCGCCTACTCTAAAGTTACCTTTTTGGTCTGTACTTACATAATGTATTTGTCCACTGTTTAGCTCAACAATTTCATTTGCTTGTATTACATCTGCTTCGTTGTTATCGTTTTTGTTTCCTGCACCAATGTACCCAAAGTTATGTTGTATTAGATACATAAGTGTATCAGAACCGTCTGCTACAGCGCCATACGTGCCGTATACGTTAGCTGAGCCAATTGAACGTAGCTCTGCACCGCCATTGCTTCCGGCAAATGCGTACAGCCCTCTATTAGCGTAGTATGTAAAGCTGTTAAGCCATTCTACTCTAACATCGTTTGTCATATTAATTACATCGGCACCCGGAGATATAAATGTACAACTATGGAACAACATTGTTTTATTAACTGTTGCTGCGTTTAGTTCGTCGCCGTCAATCCATGCGCCGCGTCCAGCATCGCTTGAGCCAAGTGTAGTTTCTGATGTTAAAACAGTTACATTTTGAATATATGGTGATCGTTCACTCATTACAGCATCAGGTGCAAAGCGGAAAGCGTAACCTGTATTGTTTACACTATCATAGTAGTAATTCTTAATTGTTAAGTTTGCAATAGTAGTTTTTTCGTTTAGGTGAAAAACGTCTGCACTTTGACTACTTGTATCTGGTGTAATTACTGTGTTACGAATGTCTTGTCCTATAACACTAACATTAGCAGGAACAACTAATGGCAGTACTTCTTGATATTCGCCTGCGGAAACTAGAATAGTAAACGGCTGTTCTCCACTTGCATCTGCACGTGAAAGTGCTGCTGAAATAGTTGCTAACGGATCAAGAACATGATCGCCGCTATTTGTATCATCACCTTCTTGGGCAACGTAAATTATGCCGCCGTGGCGTGTAAGTAAATCTACTCCGTTTAGTGTATATCCGTCTACTTCGGCTGCACGACCATTTAGAAGATTAGTATAAAGTGTTTCCCAGCGTTTACTTTTAGATCCTAAATTATACGTATTATTTGAGTCAGGAATAATATCGGAACTAATATCGCTTTCAAATGTTACGTTATCAGTATCAGCATCACCTAATGTAATAGTACCGTCAAACGTAATATCACCTTGAGAGTGTATATTTCCAAATACATTTAAATCATTAACAACTTCAGTAGTCCCAGGAGTTATAGGCCTAATTGTAACAGTAATATCAAACGATGAGAACCCATTTGCTAAAGTTGGAATATCAATTACTGCTTCTTCTCTGTCAATACTACTCCAAGACGTTAGAGTAAACGGATAATCAATACCAGAATCTGTGATAATACCAGCATCTCCTGGATCAAGTGTTTGTATTGCTATCCATGTAGCAGAACTAGGTTCCGCTGTAAGTAAAAGTGCTTCACCAAAAATATCTTTTTGTACAGCAGCTTCGCCACCGCCGAACGTACTTGTAACTACGCCATCGTTTGGCGGAAGCCCTACGCCATACGGAGTTATATCAATGTCGGCATTTGATTCTATTGTACTAATAATATTATCGCTAATGCGTATAGTACCGTTTTGCATATTAGCCATTACTACAGCATCAGCAGCATTTAAATAAATGTCGCCAAGTAGCACTCTAAATGTACTGTCTGTGATTTCAAAACCGGGAGTGTTAGCTTGTGTAGAAGCAATTAAATTTGTTGTTTGAGAAGTGCCTGCTACTTCTAATTCTTTTGTAGGCGTTCCGGTATTAACACCTATTTTACTGTTATTAACATCTAAGAATAAAAGTTGAGTGTCATTTAGAGTATTGCGAAATGTTAAATTATTTTCAGTAGAGCCAGGAGCTCTACCATCTCTTAACAGATTTTCTTGTAATAAAGGACCGGATATTCTACCTACTTGTGCCACTCATATTCTCCTTGACACAGTATTTATTAGAATTACTTGTCGAAGTTATGTAGGACTGTAATAGGTTTTGCTAAGTCTGGTGCGGAAGTAAATTTAATATACCACCCGTCTGCGTAAGGTGCGCCAGGACCTGTTAAACTTCCGCTTACACTTTGTTCAAGTGAGTAGTTAGTTCCTGAAATTTGAAAAACATTTTCTACAAATACTAAAATATTTTGTGCTGCTGCTGGTACAGGATAATCTGCATCTCCACTTGCTAGTGGGCCAAAGACTGTTTCGCTTGCATCACCGTTACCTAAATTTTGTTGCGTAATACCCGGATCTTGATTAGGTTCTTTGAATCGTAATTCTCTCCAAGCACCGTTTTGGTATGCTTCTAATTGATCATCACTTGTATTATAACGTAAATGACCGTTATTAGGTGTATCTGGACGATCAGCCTCTGTACCTTTTGGTAAAAGCATAACATTTGCAGTGTCAATAATTACTTGACCATTTATGTCATATTTAATACCTTTGCCGTAAATGTTACGTAAATTAGTATTTTGGGCTTTCATTAGTCTCATTTTATACTTCCAAATAACTCACTGTTGCTACTAAATTTGTTAATGTTGCGCCAATATCCGGTTCAGCTACAAAACTTAATTTATCACCTGGGCTTAAAACTACTTTTTCTGAATCAAAAGTAAAAGTTTCTCCCGGCGGTAATGTTAATTCTTTAACTACAATAGTTTTAGTATTGCTTAGTGATTCTCCACTTTTAATTAAATGCATATCAAAGCTTGCTGTATCAGCTGATGACGAATTACAAACCATCACGTTTGTAATAGCATATCCGTTTGGTACATCACCAGGAACTACTAATAAATCATTTTGTGTTGTTGTTAATTGTGCGTTTTCAATTGCCATTTTTTAACCTTTTAAAATATAAGACTGAACAATAAGGCTCTATTTCTGCCAATAAATTCATCTCGTGTGTTATTACTATTTACATAATATAATCCAGTTTGGGCAGAGCCTTCTGGTTTACTATATATTTTAGTTCCGTTAACCGGAACAATAGGATCTATACTAACATCATCGTTGTGAGGAGTAATAGGCAGTTCTAATACATCATTAATTTTAACTGTACCAGTTCCCGGTGCGCTAATAGATAAATCTTGGTTACTAGAAGTAGTTGTAATATCACTACCTTGTATTCTAATATCTTCTAATTCAACTCTATTAGAAAAAAACGTAGTATTATTAATACCTTCTACAGTAATATTAATTCTACCTTCATTTGCGCCTGTTTTACCAACTGTACCTGAATTATTTACATAATTTGCAATATTACCGCCCGAAGTGTTTACATTTACTTTAAACGAAGTAGTTGAAACAATTTCGGTAATTTGAATTCCAGTACCGTTTAAATTTTCAATAGGATCTCCGTTAGCTTGCACTCCGCTTATGTTTACAGTATCAGCTGTAGTAAATCCATGCTGCCCAAATGTAGATATAATTGTTTCGTTGCCGACTACTGTTACTGAAACTACATTGTTTAATGTGTGTATTTCGTCAATAACTGCAACACTCGAATCACCTTGTGCAATTGTGTCATAAAATTGATTAGAAAAAACGTATTCGACAAAGTCTTTAACTGCTTTTGCATTTGGAACATGGTCGTCGTCTATAACAACGTTTCCGTTTGCATCAGGTGTAATAACGCTATTTTGATATGTAAAAACTTTTTCTTCGTAATTATTTGTATTTGTAACGCTAATTACGCCATTACCAGTTTGAACATATAAATTTCCGTTAGAAACAATACCAGGAGTATTAATAGGTAATTTCTGTCCATCTGAAAAACTTGCTCCAAAAGTGCCAAATCCATCAGTTCCTCCTAACTGCCAAAATACTTGCTCGTCAAACAGCCATCTAGCAGTTAATCGATCTCCTCGATCAATTTCAAAACCTGAAATATACCCTAAGGAAGCAGGAATACCGTCTCTACTATCGCCCGGGTCAACATCGTCAATGTAATTAAGTGTTATGATGTTGTCCCTAATAGTTGTAACAGTTGATTCAACTTGCGTTGTTGTACCTTTTACTTCTAAATTACCAGAAATTACAGTAGTACCTGTAAGGTCTCCTGTATCTAAAGTAATTGTTCCGCCTGGCTGCACTGCTACCTTGTAATTACTATTATAAACTTTAACAACTCTTGACATTTACTGTTTCCCTGTTAACATTAATACATTTGTTGTTGAGTCGTTGTGTATATCCCAACTGTATCGAATGTTATTAAAATCTATCATTAAGTCATTAACAATTGAAGCAATATAAACAAATGCTGAATTATGTAATACAATTCCTAGCAATGACATTTCATTGTCATCTAAGTCATTTGTACTTTTATTAACTAATTCACACACTCCTTCATTCCCTTCATTATCACTAACTTTAAATTTTGTATCGCTAAGTTGCTCTAAGACAGAACCAAACGGTGTTGCCTTAGAGCTACCAATTTTTATAGAAACAACTAAGTCCTTTAAATTCTTTAAGAAATTCCAAAAAACATTAATTGGTCGTTCCATTAAACTAGTCCTTATGCGTCTGCTGTGAAATCGTCATCATCAGTGTTGTCGACATCATCTGCACCAGCTTCTTCAACTTGTGCTGCACCATCTGAAGTACTTGTACTAAAGTTCCATGGCACTGACTTTCCGTCATATGCGTTTGAACCTGTAGCACTTGGAGCAACTAGTGTTACTTTACGTCCTGCAATTTTACTTACGCCGTATGTTTCACCGTCATCCATTTTGAATGATATTGACATTTCGCCTGCTGTTAATGCTGCTGGTAGTACGCCAGTTTTTAGTACACAAGTATGCAATGTATCTAATGTACCTGTTTCTGAACATACGAATCTTTTAGATCCTTTTTGCTTTACAATGAAGCCTTCTTTAACGCCTGCGCCATCGTGAAAGTTAACTTTGATTTCATCTCCTGCACCTGGACCCGTTGTCGCATCTGCAAAAAATTTCTTATTAAGTGGTCTTCCCATTTTTTTCTCCTTTGTTTAATCATTGCCGTTCTAGGGGCTACGCGGTGGATTTCCGCATAAGTCTTGTTTTACCAAGCACCTATAATTGACATATGTATTTATCAAATAAAGAAAAAGCATTAGTCAATAAAAAAGGGCACCGAAGTGCCCTTTTTGTTTTTACTATTTTAAGTAAAACTTAGCTGAAGCTAACTGCACTATCAGTGATGTCAACTTTACCTAAGTAGTCAGCTGCGTTACCAAGCGACGAAGCAGTGTTTGTTAGTTCAACATAACCATAACGTGTCATGAAGCTAACTACTGGTTCGAATGTCGCTGGATCTAGTACTGTACCTGAGCTCATTAGCGGGATGTATGGGCAATAGAATGCCGCTGCATCTGATTCGCTTGAACCTTTGTAACCAATTAGTACTGGAGCACTGTCTGATGCATATGTGTTAACATATACTTTCATTGCGTTGTTCAATGTACCAACCATTTTAGTGTTAGTTGGTGCTTCGAATGTACCTTCTGTTGTACGTGCAAACGCTGAAGTTGTTGCAGACTGTAGGATTGTAAGCGCGAATGGCGATACAACTGCCCAGTTACCTGCGCCACGACGTGTGCGCTGTGCGATCAAGTTACTTACGCGGTTGATTTGCACTGCAAGAGCTGCATGCTCGTCACCAACGAAAGTAGCTGTACCTGATACTGCTGCTTGGTTATATGTTTCAGCAGCATTACCAGCAAGTGTAGCTAATGAAGATAATACTTCTTGGTCGATCTCAGCAGTAATCTCTTGTGCAAGAGCTGCCATGATTTCTGCTTCAACGTCAATACCGTGCTGCGACTGTGCGTCTTGTGCAGCTTCGAAGGTCCAACGTGCGCTTAGTTTGCGTGTTTTCGCTTCTACAGTCTGTTTCAAGATCTGAATTGACATTCTGTTACCAGCTACGCCTTCGTATGCTGCTGTTGCATCTGCTTTGCCACTTGTAGCATTACCTGAATATGCTTCAGCAATTTTGAATGGGCTTAGTGCTTCTTCGCCTGCTGATGCACCTGATGCACCTGAGCCTACTGTGTCGCTATAGCGAACACGTAGAGTGTGAATTTGACCGACTGGTCCGGTCATTGGCTGGACACCAACTAGCTCGTTTGCAATAACTGTTGGCATCACACGTCTGATTACTGGAAGAATCACACGATTTAGTGTTGCTACGTTACCGGCAGAAGTAGCACCGGCTGTTGCTGTCTCTGAAAGATACCTACGAGTATTTTCAAGAGTAGTTTCCATTACCGCTTTTTTGTTTCCGTTTAGGCCTTCAACAAGTGCTTGCTTAGTGTCCTGCCAGCGGCTTTCTAATAGTTCTGACATTTTGGTTTTCTCCTAATTAATTATAAACCTGCTAAACGACGGAGATCAATTACGTTCTCGTCTTTAGCTTTATTTTGTGTGACACTCGCGTCACGGTTGCCTGTTACTTCAATGCCTTCTGATAATACTGCCTTCTGCTTGGCTGGACCTTTACTGTCAATTACTGACGGTAGATATTTGTCAAACTGTGAGCGTAGCTTTGTAGTTTGTACTGATTCCAGTAAGTCTGTCATAATTTCTCTTTGAGCCTTGTTTAAAGGACTAATAAGATCATTAATTGTTTGTTTGCGTTGTGCTGATTCGATTAAATGTTTCTTTTCATTTTGGGTCGACTCAGCCAATTTAAGTGCTTTTTCAGCAGCAACTTTTGCTTCTGAAAGTTGTGTTTCTTTTAAGTTAACTACTTTCATTAGCTTTGCTACTTCTGATTTTTCATTTAAATAGCTACCTGCATATTCGTTAGCAAATGCTTCGAATAGTCTACGACCAAAGTCGTTACGACGAGCTGATTCAATATCTTCTTTAAGTGCAGAGATCTCTTTGTTAAGACCTTTGCTAACTGTTTCCGATACTAGAGCAGCACTACGGTTAATGAAGCTCTTTTGAACTTCTGCAAATTTTTCTTTCGCTTCTTTGACAAGTTTAACTTTAGTTTCAGCTAAGTCTTTCTTGTCTTCATAAAATTCTGCAATTTCTTTTGATAGTGATTCTACGACAAATTCTTCAAGCTTTGCAAATTTACTTGCCATTAGCTTTTGGTCTTCGTGCAGTTCGCCAACTTCTTTGCCTAGTTGTTGCGTTACAAATTTTTGTAATAGAGTTGCATTTTCACGCATTGCTACTGCATACTTTGCTTTTGCTTCAGCTAGTTGCTTGCGATCTTCTGCAAACTCTGAAATTTCTTCTGCAAGACGCTCGGATAACATTTTATCAATTGCTTCAACCATTGTTTGCTTGTCGTGTTCGTACTTTGTAGCGAACTCTTCACGCAACTCAGCAGTTACCTGCTGCTTGTTTTCTTTGATTTTGCTTTCCCAAGCCTCTTCGATAGAGACACGCACTTCATCTGAAACTACATCATTTTCGAATAGTGTTTTAAGTGCATCCAACATAGTGTTTTCTCCTGTTATTGGAGTCTACTGATTATATTAATCAGAGATTCTTTTAAATATTTTTGTGCCTTGTCGTCATGTTTAGTTGCCTGTGCTAATTCATATGCCTTCATTCCCCCACGTGCATTCATTAAGTGTTCATAAATTGGTGTAGGATATGCACCAGGGGCGCTAGGCTGAGCCACAACGTCCACAGTGATTATTTCGAAGTCAGAAACGGTATTACTGCCGTCATCTGCTACATTACCACTACCACGTGACGAGACACCTAGTTTAACGCCGCTTCCAAGCATTGTTTTAACTAGTTGTCCCATCGGAGTTGGTAGTATTTTCATTTTTCCGTAACCGTTTGGGCCATCCATCCAACATTCGGATATCATGTGACTTACACGGTCTAGGTTAACATTAAGTCCTTCTGGATGATCAACTTCGCCAAGAACACTGTAACCACCAGCAATTTGTTCGCTGAGAGTTTTGACAGCCCTGCCAATTTCATTCACAGGATACACACGCTGATTAGCGTTGCGTACTCCGCCTTGTATCATAATACCTTTCATGTACAAGTCTTTTCCTTCGTTAGCAGACTCAACGATAATATTCGCTTGGTCGAAACTTAGGTGCTCTCTTAAAAAGTTATTCATTCACCGTCCTTAAAATTTACTGGCCTATAACACTTTTTGTGCCGTTAGTTCCAGTTTCGCCACCGCTTTGTTTCTTTTCTGCGCCGTGACCTTTTGGCTGAGCTTTCATTGATTTGCTCGCCTTACCACCTGGAACATTTACGTTACCAGTTGACATATCTTTTGGGTTTTGGTCGCTTAGTGCCGAGCCTTTTAAGTTTCCTTTATTAGCTTCAACGCCAGCTTCTGTTCCAGCTTGATTTAAATTACCTGCTGTTCCGCCCATATCGTTTTTGCCTGCAACAGCTGACTTAGTATTTTGACCGTTGTCACCCATTGTAGCATTTATTTTTTCTACGTATTCACGCATTGTTTCTGATTCTGACTTTTTTGACTCGTCAACTTCTTTGTCGTCCTCGTCTTCATCATCTGATTCAAAAGCATATGATTCTTCTTCAGCATTGTCTTCAGTATCGCCCATGTCCATGTCCATGTCGTCATCACCTTCGTCATCGCCTTCGTCGCCTTCGTCATCGCCTGACATCATTTTTTCAAATTCAGCTTTTAATTCGTCTAGTGCGTCTTCTAGGTCTTCAACACGATCTTCAACATCGCCTTCGCCTTCTTCGCTATCAGCGTCCATATCAGGTGCCATATCGTCAACATCACCTTCTAGATCGTCTGCCATGTCCCCGCCAAACGCAACCATTGGATCTGCTTCAACTTCAAACTCTTCTAAGTCAAAGCCTTCGTCTAGATCTTCGTCGTCAGACTCTTCAACTTCGTCATCAGTTGACTCATCAACTTCTTCGTCGTTGTCATCTTCGTCGTCAGACTCTTCAACGTCTTCGTCTTCTAATAATGATTCATAAATATCGCGTGATTTTTCAACAACGATTTCGTGGAAAAGCTCTTCTGCGCCAGCTTTATCTTCGTTGATAAGACGCTCGAGCATTTCTTCAAATTTATTTAGATCTGCCATTTTTATTCTCCTATAAATGTTTTACCTATGGTAAGGCTGTCAAATGTATTTACTATTTATATAAAATATGGCATGATAATAGGCTCAAAACGAATCGTTTTAAGAAATGTTGAATATTTTTTTGAAATCTTCAATAGATAAGTGTTTTAAATTACTAAATTTATTTATCTGAGGAGGTATAAAGTTATCTTGTGCTATTACTCTGTAAAATTGTATTCTTGGATTGTCTTTAATAACAGTGCATGTTTGTTTTAACCAATTTCCGTAATACGTAGCACCATCGGACATTCTTTTATAGTTAGGTGTTCCTGCATAAACATTATTAACTATTGTATTGTTTTCCAAGCCAGCATAATCAAATCCTAAAATGAATATTTTTTTATAATTAGGCATATATTGAGTTGCTAAATGAAGTGCAGTAGGTCCTGAACTCCAACCTTTACTAGGCTTAAAATAGTTAAATCCTTGTAATTTTTTGTATGCCTTATTTTGATTAGTCCATACGTTTGGATTGTGCATTTGATACTTCTTTTTATCAATTTCAAGTATCATTTTTACGTCAACTGCAACTAAGTAGTCAGGGTCAAACTCTCTATATAAAGCATTACACCCGTATACTTTTCCATATTGTTGCAATTTTTTAGGGTCAATACTTTTACGACTTGTTCCGTTGCCTAAGACAAATCCGTATTCGTCTTTAAGATGGTCTGTTAGAGTCTTTTTTTGAGGTTGACTTTCGTAAAGTTTTTCAACTTTTTTTTGTCGACGTCTTTCAGCTAATAGTGCTTGTACTTGTTTTTTAGTATATTGAGACTTATCTAACTTAGGCATTAAAGACCGCCCGCAGCAACTTCCTGAGCTGCTATTCCATACATTTGTCTAACAAAATTTAATTCTTCTGTTTTTTCTCTGTTATGTAATTCGGCTGCTTTTCGTGCGCGGTTGATCTGTCTTAATGTTAGTCTAGTTTTTCTTGTATCGTCAAGAGATACTACACTGTCATCGTATGCTGGATCATAACGATCGTCTTCCTGTGGAAGAAGTGTTTCTTTGTCATAATAAAAAAGTTCACGTAGTATCATATTATTATTTATCTTATATTGTTACATCATTAGGTTGACCAGCTGCTGGTGCACCAGCATTACCGAGACTATTGCCAGTCGATGTATCAGGAGGTGGTGCTTCGCCGCCATCAACACCGGGTTCGTCACCAGGTACTTCTGCATCAAGGCTGTCTAAATCTGACCCAATTGCAGATGAACTTATACCAACACCTCTCATTTCAGCAGCAGCATCAGCTGTGCTCCTATCTAATGTTTCGTCATTTTCTTCTCGCCACAAACGTTCATTTTCTGCAATTTCTTCTGCACTCATTCCTAAGAAGCGTGACATTGCAAATCTATTTGAAATGTACGGTATTGCACTCATTTGTGTGTATGTTGGTACACGAGCATTATCAAGTTCTGCTTGTCGATAACTTGCAAAGTTTTGCGGAGCTTCAAAACCAATATCAAACATATTAGTGTCGATATTAATACCTTTTGTAAGAATATATCTTTTGAATTCTTGATTAAGATTTTCAATTAATAGTCCTTGCAAACGTTCGCAGTAAGTGTTAAATCTTAACTCTTGGATGTAAGCGGTTCCGACTCTGCCATCGTTATATGAACTAGCTCCGTCATCTGCACCTGTAGGAAGATAAGAGGAAGGAATTCGTAAACCGCGTACAAGCTTATTAGTAAAGTAACGTAAATCATCAATCTCTCCTAAGTTAGTACCGCCCGGAAGTGTTTCTACTTTAGATCCACGTCCTTCTGCTGTTTGAGGGAAGAAGTAATCTTCGTTGATTGACAGAGGATTGTATGACGAGTCTATGACATTCGCTCCTCCTCCTGTTGACGATGGGATACGTCTTTGATGTATTTCCGTTTTTACACGTTCAACAAATTGCATAGCAAGGTGTGATGGCATGTTACCCACATCAACGTAGAATACTCTGCGCTCAGGCGCACGTTGTACTCGATAGATGATAATAGCATCTTCGAGTAATTCTTTTTGTTTGTAAACTTTAAAAATAGTTTCTAATAATGAATTACCAAATGGAAAGTTATTGTCTAAGCCTTCAGATAAACTTAGATGCACAATGTGTTCTGCTGATACTGCTAGCTCACCGTCATCTAAACTAAATCTAGAACCTGGAGGATTAGCTCCTCCGCCTGTCATTCCCCTTGATCCGCCTGTTGGTTGATATTGTCCTCCATGCGGATTAGTTATATTTCCGTTAGTTTGATGAGGAGTTGTTGCAACTAGATCTCTAAAATTAAAGTTTACATTTTTTATAATGTATTGTTCCGCAACTTTTCCTTCACTTTCATTAACAATAATGCGTGTTACATTTGCAGGATCAATATGAAACAGTTTTTTAGTTTCTGGATCTCTTAAGAAAAATTGATCACCATACTTAAAGGTATTTCTTAAAATTCGAAACATTCTAGTTTCAAATTTTTGTATTTTACACCACTGTTTTAGGTATTGACCTAAAATATTAATTTCGTTATTAGTTGCATTTTTATTGAAGTTAAACTTAAAGTTAGTTTGATTTGAATCATTCTTCTGTGTGCAAAATTCAGCAAGGATATCTAATGCGGCATTAACTTCCGAATCCATATCCATTGTATTATATTGTCCGTAACGATCAACACGATTCGGAGCACCAACGTAAACGTCTGGAAGATAAGAACTATAATTAGACCTAGCTGGACCAGCATTAAGTCCTCCTCGATTACTTCCGAGAGGACTATAAGACCCTGATATATTATTTTCTGTGTTTACCGGTGTAAAAAATTTCTTCCAGCTCATTATCCTAGTCCTTTAAATAGGTTTCCCGATAGTCCGCCTATCGATCTTAATTGCTTGGTTGCAACTCTATTGCCTTGTGCTAATTGACCTGCCATACCGCCCATAGTACTATTTAACTGTTCTGCAATTTCTTTGAAGCCTTCTTGATTACCGCTCGATTGCATTTTTTCAATTGCTCCTCTAAAGTTAGATTGCATTTCTCCTAGGGCACTTATCATAGGAGAAAGATCAATATCTTGCGAGTTCCGACTTGAATTTGCAGTTACATTATTCATCGATGTTGTAAAAGATGTTGACAAATTTTCTAATTGGCTTGCTACTGTGTTGCCACGGCCTCCTTCGAGTGCAGTACTAAATGTAGTATCTAAACTTTGTAGCAACTGGGATAATGACGATGATGCTGATCTTGCAGACTCTGAAGACAATGCTGAGTTCATCCCTCTTGCCATATTTGTTAATTGTTCTTCTGTAATAACACCTTCTCGTCCGTGTAATTCTGTTAAAGTTCCTTGGCCAAAATCTTCAAGTAACGACCCAACTGCTCCCAAACTTCCCCCGCGTCTACCTTCAGTAACATTAACAGTCCTAGCAGTAACACTCATATTGCTTACAACATTTTGCAATTCTTCAGCTAATCTAGCAGGCGACATTGATTCACCGACGTCAATAGCTGCTTCTACTCTTCGATTTAATCGTTGTTCAGTTCTGCCAGTTGCTTCTGCAACCATATCAAGTAAATCGTCATAACTCGAGTCTCGTATTATTCTGTCAACAAATTCAGCTAAACTTACTCCGGCTTCACTTGCTTGCTCTTCTAATCTTTCTCTCAGTGCTCCAGCTTCGACATCATTTAACAAGGTGCTTACAAGTAACATAGATGATTTTGCTTGTTCTTCATTGTATGAAGCAGCATTAGCAAGCACAGTTTCTGCAACAGTTGTGTCTGCTGCTTGATCTTCAGAAGTGCCTTCTCTAGGTCCTTCTGGTCCTGATGGTGCTGGATCTAATCCAAGCTGTTGCCCAATTGAATTAATTAGCCCTGTAACGGATTCGTTTATTGCTTGCGGTGTAAGGCCAGTTTGCATAAAGTCTGCAAAATTTCTAAATTCAGTTTTTAGAGCTGTCATTTGTCCATTAGGTCCTATTAGTCCTTCACTAATTGCAGCACCTAAATTTTTAATTTGTAATTCTGTTTGGACTATGCCTCTTCCAAGTTCTTGACCGGCTGTTCTATCTTCTCCAGGACCTCTTCGTGCATCGGCTTCAGCTGCAACTTGATCTCTTGCAGCTTTTACAGCATCAGCATAACTCATGCCTTCTTCCATAAATCTCGAAATTGCAGTTTCGTATTGACCTGCATTTTCTAACATAGTTGCAGCCGCTTGTCCGTATTCGTTGCCTGCACTAGCAAGCATAGCTGTGTCTAAAAAGTTTGGATCTTGTATTCTTTGAACAATTGCAGCATTCATATTAGTAATCATTCCGTCAACAGGAGTCATTGGACTATTAGCAATTGTTCTAAACACAGCCTGTGCATCATTAGCTGCACCACCAAGTGCAACAATACCTGCTCTAGCTTGCTCAGATCTTACGCCGCCCAATACAAATGTTTCTTCAAGTGCAGCCACTGCATCTGGGCCTGCCATTTGTGCATTAGTCATTGCTTCAGCATACGATGCTCTAGCTGCGGCAGCAGCTTCCTTGCCTTGCTCCATTTCAATTTTACGAAACTTAGCTTCAACTTGACCTTTACGCATAGAAGCCATCATTTCTTCTTGAATAGCATCTTTTTGTTTGCCGGTTAGTTTAGCCATTGCATCCATTTCTTCTGCTAATGACATTGCAGAAGCTTGCGTACTTTGTCTTACTTTTTCGTCTTGCATGTTTTGACGTTGTTGAATTTCAGTCATCAACATTAAATTTTCATTTATTTCTTCAGTTGTCATGCCCATATTCGTCAGACGTTGAGCATAACCTTCCGATGCTTCAAAAAATTCTTGACTCATTGTTGTAAACAACCGTGACCCTTTGTTTACAGTTCCACCTAGGGCAGCTAGAGATTCTGAATTAGAAGCAACCATCCCAGAAAACTCGTCTAATGTCATTCTTGTTTGTGCTGCTGAATTTTTTAATTCAAATAGGTCGGCAGCAAATCCGCCACCAGAACGACTTAAAGTCCTAAAAGAATCAGTAACATCCTCAACATGTGCAGTAATACCTTTAGCTGCACCTAGTAATGTACTAGAAAGACCAGAAGTATTAGTTGCAAAATAATCTAATGCTGTACTAACCCTAGCTGTACCATTATATGCTTGTGCTGCAAAGTCAACTAAGCCGCCAGCACCTACTGTTGCAGCTGACACAACACCTTGCATTGCACGTGATGCTAAACTAGCATTTTCTCCAGCAGCACCGAGATTTCCAGCTAACGAACCTGCGCCTCCGGCTGCACCCCCGACTGCTCTAACTAAGCTGCCTAATGTGCTTTCTGTTGCGATGTTGTCGATGTCAACCTGATCGCCTGAGATTCTAATAGTGGCCAATTTTAAAAATCCTTAGATTTACGAATATAAATATATTACATAGTTATTTATCGTAGGAAAAAATATGACTCCTAATCCTTTAGCAAAACATTTTAGGCAACCTAAAATTTATCTGTCGTTGCCAAGTCTTGGAAAATTTTATCCCGAAGGTTCGTTAATTGGAGACCCTAGCAGCTTGCCGGTGTTTGGCATGACAGCAATGGATGAGATAATGTTAAAAACACCTGATGGATTATTTTCAGGTGAATCAGTAGTACAAGTAATTAAAAGTTGCATTCCTGACATTGTCGATCCGTGGAGTATGCCAACAATTGATCTTGATTCTATTTTAATTGCAATTAGAATTGCAACCTATGGCGGTAAAATGCCAATGACCTATAAATGTAAAAAATGTAAAGAAGAAAATCATATTGACTTAGATTTATCATCTACTCTTGATTATTATACATCTCTTACTTACGAAGACTACGTTTATTTAGATCCTTTAAAGATTAATTTAAGACCGTTAACTTATAAAGAACAAACTGACGCTGCTAAACGACAGTACGAGTATGAACGTCTTCTTACAAGAAGTTATTCAGACATGCCTGAAGAAGAGAAAAATAAAACTGTTACTGAAATTTTAAAACAGCTATCTGAGTTAACAGCATCTACATATAAAAAATGTATCGATTCTGTCGAAGCTGACGATACTCTAGTTGATAATGAAGAACAAATTGCTGAATGGATTCAAAATAGCGATGCATTGTTTTTTGAAACAGTTAAAGGTCAGTTAGAAAAATTATCCAAAGAATGGCGCTTACAAGATCAAAAATCAGTTTGTGGCGCATGCGAAACAGAAAACACTGTTAACATTAATTTGGACTATTCAAGTTTTTTCGTTCGCAATTAGTTTCAATCCCGGACTCTGAAATCTTAGAATTAGTTGACGATCTAGAAAACAAAACTAAACAAATTAAAGACGAAGTTTACAGAATTGCATGGTACATGCGAGGAGGAGTAACTTCTGAAGATTTATTTTGGAAGTACAGTGTTGAAGATAGAGAAATAATTAATAAAATTATCAAAGAAAATATCGAAGCTACTAATAAATCAGGAATACCACTAGTTTAATTTGCGCCTAGTGCGTCAGCAACTTCCTGACCTCTTGCATCTAAACTAATACCATCTTGAAGATCTTGCTGCAATGCTCTAAGTCTGCCTTTACGGTCGATGGGTATATTAGCAGTGCCTCTAATGTCAGCAGCATTATTAATTAAATCACCTGCCCCAGAAACAGCTCCGCTAACTCCGTCTTTCAACACTTCCCAACAGCTATCCCAAATCCAATTGGCCATTTCTTCGCCGTACTTACTTATAGTCCATGACAATAAGAATACAGCGCCCTGTGTTAAAGCAAATAATAATGTTGATATAATCCAACCTATTGGTCCGCCGAATCTAGTAAACATTGTTAATGCTCGTACAACTGTCATAGCTTTACTAGTTCCTATAATGCCTGACAGATTAGCTAACACTGTTACTGCACTGTTAACCCATTTTGCCTTGTTAACACTTGCCATTTGAAGATCGTAATATTTCTGTCTAACATCAGCATCACTAAACCGAAAAAATTCCATATCATATTCAATTTCAGCAAGTTTGTCAGCGGCATCATCCCATATAAAGAAAACTTGTAGTGCACTAGTAAGTCCAAACATAGTGCTTCCTTTAGCAAATCTTAAAATTTTTCCTGAAGCGCTACGTATTCTACTAGCAGCATTGGGACCTCTGAGGTCTTTGGCAGTTTTATTACTAAATTCAGTGCCGTCGGCATTACGACCAGACAGTTTTCCGTTAGCATCAATGTCTGTAATAACTGCACCTTTATTAGGACCGCTTCTTATAGTACGCTCAGGACGACTGGGTGTGCGTTGATTGTTAGGTGTATCAGCTCTAGGAGTATTTGATGCAGCAGGACGTGGTGAAGTTCTAGCAGTTCTATCACGAAACTCCTCAGCATCACCAGCACTTGTAAAAGTATTAGAATTAAACGGCTTACCAGTTTCTGTGTCTACTAATCCCCAAGATCCATTAGCAAGTTGTTTAATATCAACTGCTTCTGCTAAATTTTGTGTTATATGATATATTTTCACTGAACTATCCTTACTTATTAAAACTATTTATCTTATTCGTTTTGAATATCTACTTCGTAGATATTAGTTATCGCTATCGCTCAAACTACTTACTTCGTATTTAATTATGTTTGATAGAAGTGATTTATTATATAAAGATGCATTATTACGAATGTAATAATGTTTAAGTTTCATGTAGATCGTTTCAGTCAGACGGAACCTGTTACGGCCCCGTCGTCTCAAAAATTGTGCTTCATGTGAGTCATGCTTGCAGCCGAGAACTTAGAAATAGGTGTTTATTATACTGCTACACAATGGGCTCTGACCTTTCCCAACCTACGTCGACATCGTTGTTTCCAACTACCTCTCGCTTCGTTCCTATTGCTAAAGAGTTTTTATGTGTAATGTGCAGTTTTTCGA